TGCTGATTCGAGTTCTCTTATAGATGAACCGTGTGCTAAGTCAGCTAAGGCAAGGTAATAAAATTCCTGTACTATATCTTTATTCAAGTGTTCCTCTTATTATATAACTATTTAGCTCCTCTTCTTTATTTACAAAATATTTTTCGTATACTCTTAGTGCGTATTCAAGTTTTTCTTTGCCTGAATTATAAAAACTTTCAGATACATCATAAATACCTAAATCACCACTACCTTTATCTATGGCAAAAAATTTAAAGTCTTTATAGTCTACATTAAATATATTGCAATAAATATATACTTGTACATCGTAACCGTATTTCTTAGACATCCAAGGAAACCCTTTAAGATCTGATGTTGTTTTTAAATCTGCAACATAACCAGAACCTAAAACATCTGCTTTTGCTCTGAAAGGATAACCATGTAAAACATCTGCACCCGGTACTTCAAAATTTGCACCTCTTGTTAATTCTTGCCAAACTTCATTTTGAAGCAAAGCATCAGCAGTGTACATCGCTTTATCATATTCTTTTCTAGTATATACAAATTTATCACTTCCTATTTCAGCTACTTTTTCTTTGTATTTTTTGGTAACTGCTGATTGAACTTCTACCACGTGGCAAAGAGTATCTAACTTCTCTGGCTCTAAAGCAGCTAGGTGAATTAATCTACCAATCTTAAAAGCCCCTGAGTCACTTTTAAAGTTTAAAGATCTAGCATAAGACTTAGGTGAGTCTATCAATTGCTTTATAGCTGAACTACTCATAGCATATTTACCTAGTTCTCCATAGTAAAAATTATCATCATACATTTTACTAAGAAGTTCTTTTTTATCATACACCTTACCATTCAATAAAGAAATAGTGGGCATCCTTTCTTTTGTTTTTGCATGAATAGTTATTAGTTGGTCTACTGGAACAAAACAACTATCAGGACCTTTGAAAGAGGGGCTAATACTTAACATTAAAGCTTCTAGCTCTATATCTGTTTTAAATTCGTATGTATTATTATCTATTAACACTTTTATACCTCCTTTTGCCCAATTAAGAAAATTAAGCTTTGACGTCTTAAAAGTGACGTATTTCCAATTAGATTCTTTTATTACTTCTTTCATTATTTATTTTTTACAAAAGTTCCATTATCCATTTTACCTTTACGGTTTTTTATTTCAGTATATGCAGACTCAATACAACCCTCTATACTTAAATTACACAACTCCGCTAAATTTGTTAAAACTACTACACAATCACCAATTGCGTCCTCTATCTCAAATTTATCTTTTTTTAATATAGCCTGTGATAGTTCTCCTGCCTCTTCCATTAACTTAAGGTATTGGGTCTTAGCATCTCCTTTTTCGTAAATACCTCTTTCTTTTGCCCAATCTCTAATTGGTTCGAATTCTTTATTTAAAATCATTTATGTTTATTTAAAAAGTTATTATATACGTGTAAATTAGTAGAATAGTGATAATATGTGCCAATAGTTAGATTAAGTTCTTTGCTAACAAGCTCTTGTAATTTACTAAAACAATATTGATCGTTACAAAAACCAAACCACAAATCATTGCTTCTCATTAATACAGACATTTGTAGTTTATTTTCAACAACATAAAAAGTTATTGCATAAGTACAAGGAGTATCATTGCTGTAATTTGCTATTTGTTTTCCATCATAAATAGAAATTGTTGCTTGTCTGGTTTCTTTATTAGAATGTAATTTATCTATTACTCTATTCAATTGGGAGTTCTGCAACCATTGCCATCCATAATTAGAATTTACTTCATTATTCTCATCTGCCATACGTTTCCATATTTCAGGAACTTTACCATAAATTTTTCCTAACTTATTAATATTTCTATTACCTGATAAATACCACTGCCATTCTGCCTCTGCATATTCTTTATTTAGTTTTCTAAAATCTAAATTAATATCATTGTCTAAAGGATTATCAATATAAAAACCTACGTTAAATAATGCTTTAGTATTAGCGTGATCTATTCCTGTTCTATGTATTTCACTATACAAATAATAAAAAGCTTGTTCTGCGTTTTTGAATGTCATATTAACTCATCTTCGTAATTATTTAAAGCACCTATGTAAGCAGCGGCATCTAATAAATTATCTTCTTTGTGATTATATGATTCTCTTGATAACTTCAATGCTATCATAGCCATATACATATCCTTAGCAGTAAAGTTTTTTCCTGTAGCGCCTGATGCAATCATGGCAGCTCTTTTCATTCCTTCACTAAAAGGTCCATACATTCTTTCTTTTTCTTCAGAACGATGATTAATTATTTTGTTTGCTTTTTCTAATATATTCATAACTGTGTTTGTTCGTGTTGTGCTTCTTTTCTAGCAAACCAAACCTCTAAACACTTGGTTCTGTAACCTTGTAAGTGGTTTTGATTTAGTCCTGCCTCTAACAGTTCCTTGTCAGTCATCTCGTTATAGTACCAATCGGCATCGTAGTAAATAATTTCATCAGTCATAATTGTTTGTTTTAATATTACACCACTAATATAATAAACATTTTATTAACCAACAAGTATTATTCTTTTTTTTCTTCTAATTTCTCTATACGATGCAACGCAACCATAACCGCTTGTTGTAGTAGCTTAATGTCGTGCTTCATTTTATGCAAAGTAGTTTCCTTCATTTCTGTGATTTTATTTTTTCTATATACAAACAAGCATCCATTAGTTCTTCTTGTAGGTGATTCAAAAACTTGTAAAAACCATCAGGTGAGTCGTGTAATGTTGTACCGTATTTTTCTATTCCTATTAAAGAACGCACTTGAAACTTCTGTACTACTTTTTGTACAATAGGGTCACGTTTGTCTGCGGTGTTATCACTTACCCAATAATCATCCATTGTTTATGTATTTATATATCATTTTTAATATTGCCCACTCTAATATTCTAAAGGCTATATACCCTGTAATTAGTTCGTTCATCCTAATACTTTTTTGTAGTGTTCTATTTGCTTCTCTAGTTCCGCTATTTTTATTTCCGCTTTTCTTGCTCGTTCTATCGCACGGTTTTTGTCTGCACGATATTGTTCTATTGTTTTGTTCCAATACCATTCTTGGTTCTCTAACTCAATAGTATGTAAATACATTTCAGTTAATGACCTCGACATCTTATTAAGTATAGGCATTGGTTTTTTCTTGTTCCAATCAATTACAGTTTTAGAAACAAGTTCAAAGTTTGACATATAGTCAATGCTCTTTAATAAATTTAGTTTGTTCATGATTATAAATATTGATTATATACCTTCACTAAATCCGCCCACACGGTCTTAGCAAAACTACAAGGTGTGCAAGATACCTTAGTATTAAATATTCTTTCAAATATTGCTACATACTCGCTTTGTTCTTCAGGTGTAAATTTATTCTTTTTAGTATCAATAGCCATCCGTATTAAGTCAAACTCTGTTTCTGTTAAACATTCAGGCTTACTATATCTAAATACCTTGTTTAGTTTTTCTTTTCTTTCGTCACATCCACAGTCCTCACCTGCTATAAACTTCACAGCTTTCTTAATGCCAGTTGCGGTTGTTATCTTTTCTACTGTGTCACCAAGTCCTTCACTTGCTTTTTCGTGTTTGGCTTTCCACGCTTTATACTCTTTGCTTCTTTTGTCTCCTTTAAATTCGCTCATAATCTTCGTTTTTTAGGTCATCCCAGTCCTCTTGTATTTTATTTTTAATATCTAGTTTTAAGTTTTTTAATGTGTTAAATATACTAACCCAACTTATATTGGTTTCAGCTGCTAATTTTCTTATGCTCATATCAGTTTGACTATATAGCTTCCACATCTTTTTATCGTACCAATGCCATTCCTCAGAAACTTCATCTATCATAGTGCATATTTTGTGATAGGCTTGTTGTTCTTCTATATTGTCTTCGTGTTGTAATTGCCACGTTTGTTCGTGGTCATCAAGTCTTATCTTTTTATATTTTTTCTTTTTATTGTAGTACTGATAGAATAGACTTCTTAGTGTAAAATACATATAACCCCTGCTTACCTTTCCATCTTTTATTATCTGTTCAGGCTTCGCATACTTTGTAAGTGCTATATAAGATTCCATAACAATGTCCTCAGCAAAGTTTTTCTCACCAAAACTTTTTACTATTTTAACCCATTCATCGTGTTGCTCTGCTACGATGCTAAGCCATTCGGCTCTATCCATACTATTGTAATACTTAAAAATAATAGACACACTTGTAATGTGTGTTCACGACCATCGTCATAGTCTGTAAAAGAATACAAGCCACCTACCATAAAACCAAGTATAGGTGCAAAATAAAACTGCGCCCTATTAGCTAAACCAATAGCAATAGAAACTAAACTAACAATACAAAGTGCTATTATAAAAATCAAAATAAAATATCTTTTAGTTCACTTATTTTTGAATGCAATATATTCTTTCCTAAAAACTCAAAGCCTACATTGTTTTTACTCATTCGTAGTCTTATAGGTTCTTCATACGGTGTGCATCTACCTCCTGTTTCTGTTTCTTTTATTTTTAAAACGTGCAGGTGTGAGTACATCCAGTCAGTAGGGTGTGATGTGTACCTGTGAATACAGATGACATCGTCTGCTCTATTACCCCACTTACCTCCACCTTCAACAGATGCTAACCCTAAAGGGGTTGGTAAGTTCTCGTATTCGTGGTTACTTGGATGTGTTCTGCGCATTGCTTCTGTAACTCCGTGTGCATTTAGAAATACACTTACATTGTTTTTCTTTGCGAATAATCTAAGTTCAGAAGCCACTTGATAGTCGTACTCGTGACCACCTACACCTCTTAATAATTGAGTGTCCTTAGATAAAGAATTATATGGGTCAATTACTAAACCTTGAAAATCCCAAACATCTTTAATCGCGTTTACTTCTTTGAGCAACTCTTTATAGGTGTACAACTCCGTTACATCAATCACTTTAAAATACTTATTACACCAATCAATACTTTGTGTTATCTCTTCTTTCGATGCTATGTGTATAGGTTTACCCATTTTGAACTCTATAATTTTGCGTACAATACTTTGTGGTGTATTCTCGCTAGACCATATAACAAATTTAAGTTTGTGTATTACCGCCCAAACGGTGAGTAAATAACATATTATTGTACTTTTGCCCACATTAGCGTGCCCTATTAATAAATTAAAATTACCTTGTTTAAAACGTATGTATTCGTCTATATCAGGTATGCCTATTTTAAGACCTTCTTGTATCCTGCCCTCTTTAATGTCAAATATCTTTTCTTTAATATTGTCTGTTGTTGCTATCATTTTAAATCACCATTTGGTTTAATTGCATATTTGTTTGTTTCTTTTTCCCAGTTTCTTATTATTCTATAAGGATACCCTAGAATTATATTTAAATCGTAATTCCAAAAGTCATCAGGTATAGGGTCTCCGCATTTATACTTGTTTAGTGCCATAAAAAAAGGGGCTAAAAAGCCCCCGTTATTTAAAAAGGTAAATCTACTTCGCGTGCTTCGTTTTGTTGGTTATTGGTTACCTCATTCCTTTCAGCAACCTTTACCCCATCTTCTGAAAGCCACCTAACAGCAGCATTGCCTAGTGTTATTGATGGTGCTTTGTTTTCTCTTTCTTCTTTTGATAGTGTTTGTGTTACCCATACGTTGTTTCCGTATTGTGACTGGTTCTGTACCATTAATGTAATGTTGAGGTACTTCTTACCATTTTTACCTTCTACTAGCTTTGACTTGTCAACTGCTGTAAGGTCGATACTTCCTGAAATAATTGCTGTTGTCTTTTTTTCCATTTTACTTTAAATTTAAAATTATTGTATTCACCAACGTAATATACGTTTTTTACTTTACATCTTTGCAAGTTCATCTTGTACTTTTTTAGATACCTTGTACTTTGACATTATCGCTTCAATGTTACCACCACCTTGTATGTATTCTATTGCTTTAGTATATTCAGGTGTGTTAGTGTTTAACCACTTTCTTTCTTGTGTCTTACCACTTGCTACATTACCATCGTCATCTTCTGCTTCTAATCCTAATA